CTATAAATTGTCGATCTCTTTTTGCGTGCACACGCCCTTTTCAATCAATAAATTAGATAAAGCAGCGAATTTCTCAACTTTTTTTTGCAATTCTTCAAGCCTTTTCTCATGCTCTTTCAGTAATAATCCATACGCTGCTAAAAATGGATTAACTTGCAATCCCTCAACCTGCCTATTGCCCCTTTCGTCCATAGAGTGGTACACAAACCGTTCATCGATCTCTGCCACATCGTCGGCGATAAAGGAAATACTATCGCCGCAAAACGGGCTGTCTTTTTTCCACGTGAACGATACGGGTAGCATAGTTAATATTTTGTGCGCTTCCTCATCTGTTAAAGGCTTAATGTTCTCTTTTAATCGTTTTGCCGAACCTGTTACATTAGACGCAAACAATGTTTGCACAGCATTTCCCGCCCCATTACCAATATAGAATGGCGTTGTGGATCTCAGACCACATGAATTCTGATAATTTCCAAGAACTGTTATATTCCCATTTGATGGATCCCCTGCTCCGCATATAAGCGTTTTTAACGCATTTCCGACACTATTTGTCAGTATCACGCCATTATCGGAATGAAATTCGATGGTATTCCATCATCTCGAAATATCTTCAAGCATCATATCCTTTTCCTCCCTTTCAAAACGCATTGGCCTTTTTTGTGGCTCTTTATTTTTACCGTTCCATTTTCCCACGCAGCCATATGCCTCATGCCCGTTTCATTTTGTTCAATGCCTGCACCATAGCCGTGATCGTGCCGTTGCCGCCCAGGCTGTGGTACACCTCGTACATGTCGTTTACGTTTTCCAGGTTGTAAATGTGCACATATCCCCTGTCCGCGCATTTGTCGCATTCCTGGATGATGTGCGTGCGCAAAAGCGCGACGAGGCCCGCCTTGATGGCGGTATCCTCGTCCCTCGCTTTTTTGGCGCGCTTTAAAAATGCGCCGCACAAAAAACCCAGCAGGCCCATACCGGCCGCAAACAACGCGCCCACCGCCTGCTCCGTGATGAGCTGCCCAATGATGTCCATGTCCTCACTCCTTCGGTTTTTCGTACCCCATCGCCTGCTCGCTGTCCGAAACGCCCTTGGTCGTCGGGTCGGTGACGATCCCAATAAAGGACAGGATTTGCACCACCATCATGACCACGTTGACGACCTGCTCTTGCGAATACGCGGGAATAAACCCCACAAGATCAAAAATGTAGTACAGTAGTGTCAGTATAAGGCCAATCACGCCTACCCAAAACGCCCCGCTTTGTACCCTTACCTTCCAATTAATATTTTTCATGCTCCTTCCCCCTTTTATCCCTGCCATAAGATGGCCCATGTCTTAGGCCCGACCACGCCGTCCGCGCCGTCCGTCCCGAGGTCGTACCCTTCGGCGATCCGCGCCTTTTGGAAGCGTATGGCCGCGGCCCTTGTTTTTTCGCCGTATATCCCGTCGATGCTGCCCGGCTGCGCCTTGTGGTATGCAAGGCGGCCCTGCGCAGCCTGTACGTCGCCGCCGCGCATGAGCGGGGACGCCAGCCTTAAGTTGCGTTTCAGCTCCGGGACGTTTACTCCGGGTTCCGCTGCCTGCGTTTTTTCTTCTTCACGGCTGCCCGCGGCATACGAGCGCACCTCGTCGAGCGGGAAATACCTGCCGGGACAGTCGGTATAGCCGCGCCCCGCGACCTCGTTATGCCCCTTGACCTCCACCAGCCCGTAATACCGCGCTACGTCGCGCGCCACACGCTTGAGCGCTTCTTTTTGTATATCCGGCATGCTGTTGTGCTCGAAATCCCCCAGCGCGGCAATCGCTACGGAATCGTCGTTCATGCACCGCGTTCCCGCCGCCGAATTGTTGACCGAGCCGCCGCAATACGTAAGCCCGCGCCCCCACGCCACGCTGCCGTCCCGTTCCACGCAAATGTTGTAGTCGATCCCCTTGTGTCCCTTTGACAGGTGGTAGGCATGGATGCCCGCCACCGTTTCCGCATCGCCGCCCGACGTATGGTGCAGCAAGATCCTTTTTGTCGTCCGCCGGGGCGTAAGCGCCCCGCTGAATTGCAGCTTGTAATCCTTTATGTATTCAAACATGTTTCCACCTTCCTATCCATTCAGCGATGCCCAGGTGTTCCTGCCAACGATCCCGTCCATGGTGAGTCCATGATCCATTTGGTACCTTCTTACCGCGGTAGCCGTATTCGGGCCCCATTTCCCGTCTACGTCAAGGGCGTAGCCCGCGTTGTTGAGCAACTGCTGGATCGACGCTACACTGTGTCCTCCCGAACTGCCTTTGCTCCCGCCTTTGGCTGCCTGCGCCTGCTTGGCTTCTTCTTCTTTGCGTTTGCGTTCTGCTTCCTCGACTGACGTTTGGTGCGCCCATTGTGCTCTTGCAAACGCATCGTCCCTCTGTTTTTGACGCGCTTCACTCAGAAGCTGCGAATATTTGGTCTTCAGCGCCGCGCTGTTTGTCGTATAACTGTTCTGCAGCTCGCTGTTTGCCGTCGAATACCTGTTCTCCGCCGCCGTATTCGATTTCAGGTAGTCATTGAAGATATTGGAGGCCGTCGTTTCCGCCATGCCTCCCGTGAGCCCCTGCGCAGCCAGCATTTGCGGCATATTTTTTTCCGCCATACGCTTTGCGACATAGGCGTCCTGCTGCGAATTTTGCTTGTCCTTTTGCAGTTTGACCTGCTGTAACGCCTGTTGTGCCTGCAAAGCCTGTTCTTCCGCCTTTTGCGAATTCTGGTATTCCTTGATTTGTTCCTCATACCCGCCGCCGCTCTTGGCAAGCCCTTCCTCCATCATCTTTTGTAAATCTACTGCCATTGTTTGCTCCTCCCTAAAATTTCAACGTTCCCTTTCATCACGGGTTTTGTGCAGGCAATGTAATATCAAACACCAATCCGGTCATTGCCGATCCCGCGCTGTTTTCCACCGTGATCGATCCGCCCGCCGTGATCTTGATCAATGCCATAGCGGTTCCTCCGCCTGCAAGCGTACATAATCCGCAGCCTGACCCCGCAAATGGCAAGCCGTTCCCGACAATCTGTAGCCACTGGGTATTATTTGCCACAGACGCGCCACTGACATATGCAGCTAATCTTACCCATCCGTTACGGCGTTGCCATGATGCAAGATAGGCATTCCCGCTTAAAGCGCTTATCGTCCCGCTCGGCGTTTCGTTCAAGCGTGTCAATGGGATTTTTGCTTCTATTTCTGTTTTCGTTGCATAATATGCCGGCAGCTTCCCGCCCAGCTTCGCCGCGTCCTCCACCGGTTTTGTCGTTTTGATACTCATAGCGTTTCCTCCTAATTATGTTTTGGATATACCAAGTGGAATTGCAGCGCCTGTACTGGTACGCTCCCCCCGGTATTCACATAGATGATGCCGTCCGTGGATATGCTGGCCATGCAAGATATAGCGTCTGATGTACCGGCATCCGCATTCGCCGGGGCAACATATTTTCGGTCTGGTATTTGCGCAACATTTGCTATATTCCCAACCGATCCGCCGGACGGTATATTGACCCCGTTAGGATGATAACAGGCAATATTGATATGGATGTTTTTGCCGTCGTCCCAACAGGTATTGGTCGTATAGGTCAGCGTGGATATTTCGTTGATCATTCTTACAGCCGGTAATGCGGCCAGCGCGTTAAGGTCGGCTTGCTTTGCGTAATACGTTGGATACTGCCCGTTTAATTTGTCCGCGCTCACCGCTACCTGCGCGTGCGCCACCTGTAACTGGTTTTCCGTTTTTCCGCCCAGCTTCTGTGCGTTCCCAACCTCCGTGACCGCCACGTCCCCGTCCATATCCGGCGTTTGCCCGTTGACGGACAGCACGCGGCCCGCGCTCACCATGTATACCCGGTCGATGTACGCCTTGCCCGCAAACGCGCTGTCCGAATAGACCCATATATCGCCCGCCTCGTTCTTTTCCATCTCGAACAGCACGGCCTTGAGCTTACCCGCTTCCGTGGTATCGTAAAGCGCCGTCAACACGCAATGCTGCCCCCGGCGGTGTTCGCTCTCGGGGATCGAAAGCACATACCCGCCGCCCTCTTGTTCCTGCCAATCTGAAACAGCAAAGTCCCAAATCACGGGCGGTGCACTCACACCGATTTCCTCGTAGCTGCGGTCAAACTTAATGATATAGTTACACACAAGGTAGGGCTGGAGATTATTATCTTCGTCGGTTGTGCCGCCCAAAGGCGTAGCCATATCAAAAGCCGTTGCCGTTTCGCCCGTATAAGAATCTGGTTTTAGAACAAATTGCATTTGCGGCGATTCGGATTGCGCGATTGATTTTCTTCCCATACGAATCCTTGTCCCCACCGGATTCCCTGATGATTGGAAAGAAACTTTTGCATAACCGTTTTCCAATCCGTATTTCTGTGTCTCTTCGCCCCCCGTCTTTCCCAGCGCGTCAAACGTCCCCGCGTCTTTGCCGACGCCCACGCGCCCGCGCATGTCCGGCACGCGGAAGGTGCCCTCCGCATCGCCGCTTTGGTTATACCGCGTACCGACGGCCTCGAAAAGCTTCTTGTATACCCCGTTCGCCGGATAGCTCTGCCCGTCGCACCAAAGGTACCCGTCCGGCAGCGTCTCGCCCGCAAAAAACTTCATGCAGCCGACCGGCTCAAACTCCCCGCCCCCGCCGCCTCCGCCGCCTCCGGCGTCGATCGCGTCCGTGACCGCCTTCTGGCTCATCACCTGCGTTTCGCTCCGCCCGCGCATTTGTACGATGTCCTCTTTGGGAATACGCTCTTCAATGCGCTCCAGAAGCTCCGCCTTGTTTGCGTCGCCCAAAGCCTTGAGGTTTTCTAGCACTGCCTGTACATCCGCACCGGACACGCCCGGTATCGCGACTGTCCCGATTTCCCCCGCGCCCGCCTCCGCGCTCAAAGCGTCGACCAGTTCATTGTATTTTCCCAGCGCGACCATCATTTTCGCGATATGATCGAACCGCGCCTTTAGCTGCGCCGCGCTGATCCCCTCTACGGACGGGTTGTCCGGCAGGCTTTCCACATCCTTGCCGGAAAAGTCCCCTTCCTTGAATTTCAAATCCTGAATTGCCATGTATTATGCTCCTTTCAGCCGCACTTTTTCTTTTGAAGTGCCTATTTCACATTTGACTTGAGGTCGTAATAGACCACCGCGCCATACAAGCCAAACGCCTCGTTTAAGACGCCGTTTTCAAACTTAAACTGTGTGGTCACCACTTTTTTCGCCTTGATCTTGGTATGGATCACGTTGACGTCCGTATTCGTATTGAACGTGAAGCGGTTAAAATCGATATCCTCCCAGCTCATGATATCCGCCGTTTTGTCATCGATCAGCATAAACGCGCCGTCTTCCTTCATATATACCTTCACGCTCGAACGCGCGTACGGATTCAGCTTCGTGTATACATGGCGTATGGTCTTATACTTGGAATACGTGCCGAGCGCAAGCTCCGGCGTCGTCCATTTTGCATAGATCGGCTGCCCGTCGTCGCTGTAAGAATCCGAGCGTTTTGCATTGTAAAAGCGCATGATGCACCCGTCGTCCGTGCCAAACAGCAGCCTGTCGTTTTCGATGAACCAGCAGCGCACAGGTACGTTTTCCCAGTAATACCATTCGTATTGGTATTGTTCGCCGTTTTTCCCAACATACGACCGCTGCGAAGCGTCCGCCACATACACATGCGAATTCACCGCGACGTACAGGTACCCGTCATGTTCCGTTGCCACCGCCTTTGCAAGGTTGGGTTCCTTTGTCAGCTTGCGGTTTACAAGCTCGCTCCTTGGCTGCGCGTAGCGCTCGGATGTGACCGCGTTTGTCGTGATGGCGAATACGCCCTGCCCCGATAAAAACATGTGGTCGTCGCGCAGGTCTTTCAAGCAAAACGGCGAGACCGCGCCCACGCCCGCGATTCCTGTTTTGGTGGGGAACATGACCGTCTGCGCGCTTTCGTCCATCGTCGCCGAGCGCAAAAACACCGTCGCGTCCTGGTCGTTGTCCTCTTTTAAGATCGCAAGGTTTTCCCCGCTGCGCAAATAACCGATAATCCTTGTATTGTCCTGCCCCACAAGGGAATATCCGACGTCCGGGAAATAGGTCGGCGCGTTACGCGTATCCGTCGTCATCTCCGAATAATAGTCGACGTTCACAGCGTCCGGGTTCCCCGTGATAAACAAGCGGTTGAAGCCGCCGATCCCCCACGTGATGCCCGTGGTACATTTGTTGATCTTGTCCGCGTTTCCCGCCACGCTTTTTGTGTATGTAATGCGTACGTTATCCCTGCCGGTGCTGCTTTCAGGCGGTATACTGTTCAGCTTTACGCGGCCCGCTTTCTTATCGTCCTGGCTCAATGCGGCAAAACCGACCGCCGTCCAATCCCCGTTCGTATTGAGCTGTTCCACTTTGGTCACATTATCGATATTGGGCGCGTCCAGCTGGAACACCTGCGTCTTGCCGTCCGCAAAAAATTCATTGACGCGCGTGCTTGACAAAAGGTTCACCGGCTCGTAACTTTCCCCGCCGCCGCTGGGCGCGCAGCGGACGCGTGTCGTCGGCGCATACGCAACGCTCTGCGCGGTGACCACGCTCGTCCCGTCGTAGCGCAGCAGCGCCTTGCCGTCGAGGATCCACAGCTTGCTGTTCATCTGGTAAGCTGTGCTCCTTTGGTCGTTCATCGCCGCGTACAGTTCCTGCGTCGTGTTGTCGTCCCTCCACAGGAAAAGCTTTGTCCCGCAATGGATCAACCGTTTTACCACGCCCTTTTGCACCAAACGGAAGATCCCGTTGATCTTCCCCGGAAGCTGTAAAAGCTTTTCATACCCGAACCGCTTGACCGGCCGTCCGCTCTGTTCGGAGATCATGTTCACACAATCCGGCGACCTCGACGGGTCTACCGCGCCCAGCTCCGAATTGAAGTCCACGCCACGAAAATTTGCCAGTTCCATTTTTTTTGTCGCCGATCCGCTCGGCAATATTCTTCCCATCGCGCCACCTCAATAGTTATCCGCAACGTCGGCGTACGCCGCCTTGGTAAAGCGTATCTTGTTTTGCTCATACATCATGTTGCACGCATTTGCCTTGTCGTTTTCGTCGTCCTGGAACAAAAGCCAGTACGCAAGCCCATATACCATGATGCTTGCCAGCGTTTCATACTCATAAGGCAACTCATCTTCCGTTTTTGTAACGTACGGGACAGACGCCAGCGGCGTTTTGCCTGCGTTTTCGCGGATCGAGTTGTTGATGTCAAAGCAGTCCGCTAAAAGCTGGTTCACAATATCCGCTACAAACGGCGCGTATCCGCTCTCGTATTTTCCTTCCTCGCCCATCAGCGACATCGCCCTTTTCAGCAGTCCTCCCACCGTCATCGTTTGCTGCGTTACCGCCATTTTATTTCCTCCCTTTCGCGTCGCTTTACGCCCTATTAGTCCGCCTCCGCCTTAAGGCGGAGGCGAACCTTTTGGGCGGTCGTTCCCGCCCCAGGGCGCTCTTTTTTTCGTTTCTCGCTTTTCTTACGCGTTTTTCGCTTCCGCGACGCCGCTCCTGTAGCTGCCCGCCTTTTCCGCGAACGCCCTGATCGTCTGTCCCGCTTCCAGCGTTACCGCCGCCGTATACAGCTTGGCGGATTTGGAATAGCGCGGGTCGCTGCCGTCCAGCGTATACTTGAAGGTCACGCCCGATACCGCCGTGATCGCCGCGCTGCCGGAAGAAACCGTGATCTTCGGCGCCGCCAGCACCTTGGAACCGTCAACCGCCGCATATACGCCGCCTGCCTTTGCTCCCAGCACGAACGCGTCGAAATAATTCCTGCCCTCCAGCACGTTGCCGTCGATGCCCGCTACCTCGCTCAGCACGCGGATGGTCTTGATCTTGTTGGGATTTAAGACCGAGCCTTTGAAAGTGATCAGGAAATACGCGCCCTCCGGGAAGTATACGTCGGGAACCTTGATCGCCTTCATATCCGCGATCATGCCCACATAGCCCTTGGAAAGAGCCTTCTCCGCGAGAGTATCCACCGCGAGGAATTCCTTGGAAAGGCGCAGCATGTTGTAATACGTCGTCGGGATGTAAAGGATCCTGTCCTGGTCGGGCACGAGCGCGTTATCCAGCGCCTTTGCCCCGTCGAAGATTTTTTCCACGATCGTGTCGCGCGTGGGCGCCGCGCTAAGACCTTCGATCGTACCCGCAAGCTCTACCCAGCGCCTTAAAGTGTATTTGTCCATAAACGGAACCACCTGTTCTTTGATCTGCGCATTGAGCATTTTTGCCGCGTTCTTCGCCTTCATCTGGTCTTCGTTGTTGCCGCGGTCAATGGTGATGGAAAAGCCCTTGTCCTGTGAAAGCTCGACCTCCTGGATCGTATCCTGCAGCTCGCCCGGCGTACCGAAACGGTTCTGCCCTTCGCGCTTGTAGTCGTTTAGATCAACTGTCTGCGGCGTATAGATCGAGATCGATTTCACGCCCGCGAAATCATAGTCTGTGGAGGCGTTGCCCGCCACATAACTTTCTTTCGTGAATTTTTCAGCCATTTTGTTGCTGTATTTGTGTGCTAAATTTACTGCCATCGTTTTTTATTCTCCTTTCGCGTCGGAAGCCGCCTTTTTCCTCTTTCAGGCGCTTCCTCCTTTTCCCCAACAAACCCATTCCGCTTCGCTTCATTGGGCTTTGCCGGGGGCCTCATTTTTCTTCTTTACTTCATCAGTTCCACGAGGAACGGGTCTTCCACCTCCATGCCGCGCGTGCGGACGCTGCCCGGCGTGCTTTCCCTGTTCTTCTGTTCCTGCCTCATGCGCGCCAGTTCCCTGTTTTGGATCTATACTAAAAAAGTAGACATAAAAGTAAACAGTCTATTACAATAAAAGAGACACAAAAAGGAGGTTCTTTCATGGCTGCAAATAACTTCAAAAAATACGATGATGATTTTAAAAAGTCTCTCGTATCTCTTTTCCAAAATGGCAAAACACAGACCCAACTCTGTAAAGAGTACGGCGTTTCTCAATCCGCCCTTGGCAAGTGGATCAAGCAGTATTCTACCGTTCAGGTCGACGACGGTGAAGTCCTTACTGCCAAACAGGTTAAGGAACTCCAAAAACGGAATGCACAGCTCGAAGAAGAAAACCTTATCCTAAAAAAAGCGATTGCCATATTCACGCCTCACTCAAACAACGATTAGACGCTGTCCACAGGCTCCGTTTTCAGCACCGTATTCAAACGCTTTGCCGTGTCCTGAATGTCAATAGAAGCACTTACTACAAGCATTTTTATTCTCCTCCCGCTCCCCGTGTTTCTCTTAATCAGGATCTTCGACGCCTTATCCTTACTATTTATGCTGATTATGACAAACGCCTTGGCGCCTATAAAATCCACCATGTCCTCCAGCGTGACTATGGCGTCCGCATCAGCGTTGGACGAGTGTACCGCCTGATGCGCTCTATGCATTTACCAAAAATGTCTACTGCTCACCCCAGACATTATTTCTGTCGTTCCGATGACAGCCTTTGTCCCGACCGTCTCCGCCAAAGCTTTACTCAAAATGCCCCTAATCTTGTTTGGGTGAGTGATATTACTTATCTGCGGGCTGGCGGAAAATGGTATTATCTTTGCGTTGTCATTGACCTTTTTTCCCGCAAGGTCATTGCTTGGCACCTGTCTTCCAAACAGGATGTGGACCTTACGATCACTGCTTTCCGTAAAGCTTATGCCGCCCGCAGCGCTCCCAAGGGTCTGATGTTTCACTCTGACCGTGGAACTCAATATACCGCTTTTGCTTTCCGTAGTCTTTTGGACTCCCTTAATATTGTTCAGTCTTTTTCCAAGAAAGGATATCCGTTTGACAATGCTGTATGTGAATCTTTTTTCAAATATCTGAAAAAGGAAGAAGCTAACCGTAGAAGCTACTCTTCTTTTCACGATTTAAAGTTGGCTATTTTTTCCTATATTGAAGCCTTCTACAATGCCAAACGTCCCCATTCTTCTCTTGGTTATTTGACTCCCGATGAAGCTGATGCTCGTTTCCCCTAATTATCTTCACTTTTTTCTGTCCACTCTATTGACTATACTTCACATTTTTGTGCGTTGCTTTGCTCTTGTTGCGCAAATACCGCGTTATATTTTTTACTATCTCCTTTTACTTGCTGGTTGTATATTATCTTTTATTTATGTTGTCCGGCCTTTCTTTCACGCATACGTCGTCGGATATTGCTTTTGTTTTTTTGTTGCTTACAATACTGGCAATCCTTTTGACGACTATTTTACTCACTTTTCGCACAGTACGCGGGCAAAACATTCCTTTTGCCAGATGGGTAGCAGTAGCGTACGCCCTTTTCAGAATTGCTTCTTCCATTGCGCTGATCGTTTCGGTTCTCGCCAACCTGTCTGTAGGGCTGCCGGAGGCTACCCCGCAAAATATTTCGCTTTTCATTGTCGAAAACTTAACCGCCATGCTACCGGAACTCTTGTTCGCGTATTTTGGTTACAAAGCATTTAGCGATAGTTACTACCGCTATTTCATCAGCCAACCCTTAAGCCGCGTGATTAGTGAAAACACCATATTGTTTAGCTAGATTTTTTATTCGTATACATAATAATCCGCAACCGTCTTTCCGTTTGTATATTTCTTATTTGCCAGATAAACCATCGACAACGGTACAATCAGATACCCTGTCAGCGTCAAACTAGATATCCCCTCGATCGCCAATACAATGCATAAGGCTTTAATCGCCTCTATTTTGGGAATTCTTCATATCCATACATATAACCGGTAGAGCTGCCAAAAGAAGCACAAAATATACAGGCGAATTTATAAAATAGCTTAACAGGCCCATAACAATAAAACCTGCTGTCAATACAAAAAAAGCCACGTATAAAAAGCAGTTTTTCCTATATTACAGTCTGAATTTTCTTTCATTTTCCCTCACAGTCCTAATAAATTAACGGCGGCGCATACAGCCACCACCAAAATCTTCTTTCGTCCGTTCACATACCGTTCCCCCCGCCTGCTTTATCCTCTGACGTCACATTTCGTTCTCGATTGAAAATCCTGTAATGACTCCATTTTCAATGCCAAATCTCAGGCTCCACGCCTGCTCAAAATACTCGTCCATGTGGTTCACCACATACTGCCCATTCACATGAATATCGTCGTCCAGATATTTACGGAATCCCCCCGTAGACAGTCTTTGTCCATCTTTCGTAATATAGATTTCTGTATAAAATGATACATTTTCATCCTTAGGTATCTCATTTACCCTTTCCGCAATCTGGCTAATAGAAAGATCAAAGGTATCAATTACGCCGCGCTCTCTGGAACGCCACCCAAACGCGTATCCATCATATGCCTCAACCACTTCGTCCATCGTACTTCCCTTGCCGATCCCGCGCTTGGTTTCCAGCGCGTGCCCCCGCAGGTCGTACGGCTGCCCCTCGAACCGTTCCCCGTAATATTCGGAATATGGATTCCCACCGCTAAACGCTGTCTCTCCCATCTCTTCTGTCGTGAGGACGGGTTTCCCGTCCTCATAGATGTAGAATTCGTCGAGACTGAGTACTTTCAGGTTCTCGTCGTAGATATATTCTTTCTCGCCGCTCTTGGGCGTAAGCAGTTTTTTCGTTCCCTCCGCGATGCCCACCGCGCTTTCGATAAGCGTACAGCCCGCAAGACCCACGCACAGCGCGGCGCATACAGCCACCACCAAAATCTTCTTTCGTCCGTTCACATACCGTTCCTCCCGCCTGCTTTATCCTCTGACGTCACATTTCGTTCCCAATAGACCAGCCAACTACAATTCCATTTTCGACTGCTATATACAAACTCCATGCCTGCTCAAAATACTCGTCCATATGGTTCACCACATACTGCCCATTCACATGAATATCGTTCTCCAAGTAGTTCATAAATCCGGCAGTTGTCAACTTCTGTCCATCTTTCGTGATAAAGATTTCTGTATAAAATCCCACAATTTCATCCGTTGGCGCTTCCTTTACCATCTCTGCGATCTGTTCGATGGAAAGATCAAAAGTGTCTATTCCCCCTGGCTCTTTTCTGCGCCATGCAAACGCGTATCCATCGTATGCCTCAACCATCTCTTCCATCGTGCTTCCTATACCGATTCCATGTTTCGTCCCAAATGCATGTCCCCGCAGGTCGTACGGCTGCCCCTCGAACCGTTCCCCGTAATATTCCGAATATGGATCCGCAGGGCTAAAATCCTGGTTTCCCATCTCTTCTGTCGTGAGGACGGGTTTCCCGTCCTCATAGATGTAGAATTCGTCAAGGCCGAGTACTTTCAGATTCTCGTCGTAGATATATTCTTTCTCGTCGCTCTTGGGCGTAAGCAGTTTTTTCGTTCCCTCCGCGATGCCCACCGCGCTTTCGATGAGCGTACAGCCCGCAAGACCCACGCACAGCGCGGCGCATACAGCCACCGCTAAAATCTTCTTTCGTCCGTTCATTTTTTCTTTCCTCCCATATACCACGGCTGGTTGAAGCTGATGACCACATACGGCATGCCGTCCGCCGTGTATCCTCCGTCCGTAGCCTTGATCTGCTCTGCCTCGCCTCCCAGCGCGTAACCCAGTCCCCCAAACGGACCGGACAGCAGGGCGTCTTGTACGTTTTGTTTGTTTTGCTCGCCGATCGCCTGCGTCATGGCCCGCAGATAAGGTACGTCGTCCTTGCTCTTTCCCGTCAGCCGTCCCTCGACCACCACGTCGCCCGCGTTTAACTTATGCGCGATGTTATCCGCTTCCTGCGGGGAATACCCTTTTTCCCGCAGCAGACCGGCCATATCCTCCGGATGCATCGCCGCATATTGCCAGAATATCTCGTCCCCTGAGCTGTAGGTAAATAATTCGTTCCCTTGCTTGTCCTTCACTGTCAGATCGATGTGAAAGCGGTTGTCGTCCACTTTCGCCCAATCACCCTTACCTACTTCCTCATAAAGTCCGAATTCCCCGCCGAACAGCGAGCCGTAACCGCCGCTCCAGCCGCGCAATTGATAATGATGTTCCTTATTATTTTTATCCATTACGCTAAACGGCACGGTGTCCGTTTTCAAATCAAAGCCCAATACGCCCTCGGCAAATTTATCCATTTCGTCGGCATAGCCGCCCTCCACATTGAAAAGCCCCGTACCCGTTGAGTGCCAAACGCCGTTTTCATCCACCTGCATGCCCGCGATTGCGTTGACTACCTGCGATGCTTCGATCAGCTTGTCCGCCGGAAGCGTCCCCTCAAAGCCCAAATCCGCAAATGCCTTACGCACGGCCGCCGCCTCGATCTGTTGCAGCATCTCATTATTAAATGGCTGGCTCAAAAATCGGGCTGCCGATACCGAGTCGGAAAACATTCCGATCCCCATAAGCACCTTCGCGCGCGTATCGTCGTCCCCCATCATCACGCTGTGCATAACATCCCGGACATTATCTATCGTCTTTTGTGCGCCAGGTGAAAGCTCATATTCATTGCCCTGCACCCACGGCCTCAGCACAGCGTCCTGCTGCTCCTTGGTCATGCTGTCCCACGCTTCCTGCATCACTCCAATATCGAACAGGCTTTTGACAACTTCGTTCGGCACCAGCTTACGCAGGTCATCTAAAGAATGAAACGATTCTGGCAACGGCTCTTGCGGCGGCTGCCACCCGAACTGCGCCGCCTCCGTCGACGCCTTTTTGTCGTTCCCCTGCGGCGGCTGCCACCCGGATTGCGCTGCCTCCGTCGACGCTTTTTTGTCGTCTTTATCCATAGTATACACCATATTCGTTCCATACGCCGTATCTTTTTGCTGCGGCTCCTCCTCCGTTTGCCCGCTCACCTTGCCCCGCAGCTGCGCGATCCGCCTCTCCAGCGCGGGCATAAACTGTTCCATCTGCCCTTGCACAAACTCCTTTTTCAGTTCTTCCTCCCCAAACAGCCCCTGCAAAAACGGATCCGACAGGTCTCCATCCGTCCAGTTTCCCTGCTTGCCTGTCCCTTCCGCCGGTTTTACCTCGCCCGACATCAGCTGCCCCGCCAACTGCCCCACGGCCTCCTTGAACGCCTTTATCCTGCCTTCCCTGTATTCCTGCTCCCAGCTGTCACGGTTCAGTTCCATCAAAAACGGGTCACCCGTATCTCCCTCGTGCGCCAGCACATTGTCCATCAGCGTCCGCGCGTATGGCTTGCCCTGCGCCTGTGGCGCGCCTTCCTTCTCCCCTTCCTGCTTTTGCATCTGCGGCGGCTGCCACCCGAACTGTGCCGCCTGCGTCGCCGCCGTTTTGCCGTTCCCCTGCGGCGGCTGCCAACCGCTTTGTGCCGCTTCCAGCGCCGCCTGCTTTGCCCGCTCCTCCGCTTCTTGCTGCCTGCGCTTACGTTCCTCTTCTTCCTGCCGTTTACGTTCTTCCTCTTCTTTTCTCCGGCGTTCCTCCTCTTTCCTGCGCCGCTCCGCCTCGCGCTTCTGCCGCGCCCGCTCCTCTTCCTGCCTGCGTATCCGGGCATCCCGCTCGCTGTGCTGATCGTTTCCCATTTTTCCTTTTCCTTTCCATAAAAAAAGAAGCACATCCCTGTGCTCCTTCCCATATTTTTTTACGATCCTATCATACCACGCCCGCCCCGGACTTTGGCGGACATCTGCCGGACTTTTTCGGACATTCAGCGCGCTTCCGCAAGCTTTCTCAACGCCGACGCGCGCACCCGCCCAAGCTGCCGCTCGCAGTAGCCGATCTCCGCCGCCACTTTCCCGTGCGCGATCCTGTCCACATACCGCCGCCTGATATACCGCCGCTCATATTCGTTTAACCCCGCCGTGTCAATGCGCTCCTTCATGCGCCCATACGCCGCATAAATCTCCCCAATGCACCCCAGCAGTTCCCTGATCTGCGTATCGTATACGTCCACCAGCTTTTCCACCACGTCATACACCGGATCATTCGGCAGTCCACCCTGCACCCGCACGCCATCCGTCATAGGCGCGCGCAGCATGCTGTCCACGATCTCGATCTTTTTCGCCGCCAGCTCCCGTACCTCCTCCTCTAACTCACGCGCCTGCTCCATCAGGTCGCCGTACCTGTATAATTCCCGTTCTATCGCCTGCATTTTTTACCCGCCTTCCCCAATTGTTACGATTGTTAACAATTTCTTCATTCATTTAACATCATTTATTCACATAACTCATTTATAGTAAAAGCATAAACAAGCTATAAATTTTCTTTTTCATTTTCTTCCTTATATGAAGCGCTCCACAGCCGGGGGCGCTTCTTTTTGTTTACCACCGTACCAGCGCGCAGAATTTGTCAAATTCACCGTGCCCCGAAACCGCAAGGTCAATGATATTCCCTTTGATCCTGCCGCCCGTATCCTCCGCCACCCGCCAGCCTACGCCGTCGATGTATATATGCGTCCCCAGCGGGATCACCGCCGGGTCGACCGCGACCGTTCGCCCGGGCGTTACTTGCGTACCCGTCGCCGTACCGCTGTAACCGCTGTTGCATTCCTCGCACGGGCAGTAGGTTGTGATGGTGAACGTCCCGCCGTTTCCCGTAGGTTCCGCGCCATCCGGTGCATCATCCCCCAGGGGGCCTTCTCTGCCTTCGGCATTCACCTTGTACCCCGTAAACCCGCCCCACAGCCAGCGCAGGCCGCCATCCGTGTTGCACAGTACATATTCCGTCATGCCCGCGTAGCCCTCGACTTGCTCCGCGCGGATCACGTACACCGTATCCCCCGCGCACACTTCCTCCGCCAGCTCGCCCATCGGCCGCAGCGCATATGCGCAGTCCGTCGTTGCGATCCGCAGCTCCGTTACTTCCGCCGTGTCAAGCCCTCCTGCCAGCGCCGCGCCTCCTGCGCAAAACGTCCATACCGCCGCGCATATACATAATATTCTTTTTATCCTTTTCATGTTTAACGTCCCCCAAATCGTTTATCCTATAGGCAGAATCCTACATCCCAGGATGCGGGATATCATATATAGGAGGTAGAGCCCATGTTCTACCAACGCTGACCCCTAGCCAGCCACAAGCCGGCCGGGGGTCATTTGTTTTGCCCGCCGTATAGCTTTTCAAGCTCGGCAAAGCTTTCCGAAGCGCGCATGTCCCGCTGTTCCTTCGTATATTCCCGCTGCTCGAACGCACGCCTGTCCTTATCCTTGCCCGTTTCCATACGCCGTTCCCACGTGCGCACCGAGGCCTTCCAGTCACGCATTTTCTGGCTGCCCACCATCCATCCCTTGGATTGGTAAAAGTCGTAAAACTGCTGTGCGTCCACCTTGTTTTGCCGCTGCGTACAATACGCCCGTATCTCGGCAAGGGAAGGCTTTGCAGGGCGCGGCCCCTCTTTCCCTTCTTCCTTTTCTTCTTTTTCCTTTATCTTCTTATTAGGCTGCACCCCTACCGCACCGCTGCGGTAGCCCTCCGGCAGCGGTATCTTGGAAGCGGTGGGTTTGTTGATCGTCTGGAAGCTGTTCCAGCTTTCGAGCACGTAATATTCCTTTTCGTCATGCGTATAAAAGGTGACGGACATGTGTGAAGCTATCTCCTGAAGCGTCTTTTCCATGTCGGCCGCCCTTAATTTCTCGTCATAAGGAAACAATATGGATTTCAAATACAGTGCGTTCGCCCGCCCGCGCCCCTCATCGTCCGCGTTGGAAAACAGGCCGATAAACACAAGCTTGGCAAGGGTTGAGAGCCGGGCGAAATCCTCACTCTGCCAGATCCCCGGGTCGATCATCCGTTTCCGCGCCATGCCGCCGCACTCCCTTTCCTGTCGTTTCTTGCTTCCGCAGGCCGCCGCGCTCCTGCCACATCGTGTTGTTGCCCGTCCCCATCGCCTGTGCGATGTACGGTGCGTCAGGTATTTCCACGATCATCTTTCGCCCCTCCCGGATTCCCCGTCCGCCACGATCTTTACTTCCACGCTTTTGATAGCGTACTCGTGCGCGAGCTCCCTCACCTCGTCCAGTAAACGACGCATTGCTTCGCCCCCCGGAGGGCCTTCTCTCCTCCCTACGCTCGGATTCACCTTGCCCCCCAGGGGGCCCTCTCTCTCCGCTTCGCGTCGATTCACCTTGTACTTCCTGAAAAAGCCGAACGGCCCGTTTACGAAATACAGCTTAGCTATCATATTTCCACCCGCTTTCTATTGACATGGAGAGGAAAATATTCTATTATTAGTATAAGTATTGACTGCGACATTGCTTATTCTATGGGTTAAATGGCATATTTTCCTCTCAATACTCATTATAATGGCAAATATTCCTTTTGTCAATCTTTATTTTTGGAAAATTTGCCATCTAGTAAGGTGAGCCGAAAAATGGAACTTACGGAACGCATTCGTGAGCTGTGCCAGAAAAAAAACACCAACTTCGCAGCCTTAGAGCGCGAGCTGGGGTTTGGCCAGGGAACGATACGCAAGTGGGACACAAGCTCCCCCTCCGGCGATAAGCTGGATAAGGTAGCCGATTATTTTGACGTGTCGGTAGATTACCTTTTGGGGCGCATCGACGTGCCGTATCCCGTCGACCAAATGACGGTGGGCCTTTCCTCCCCGGTCGGGTATTCCGACTTAAGCGAGGACGAGCGCGCCGAGATCGACGAGATCATCGCCATCTACGCCAAACGCAAATACAAGCGCGAACATGGCAAGGAATAAAAAAGGACTGGGTTTTCACCCAGTCCTTTTTTATATGTTTGGTTTGCCTATTTTACTTTGAACGCACTCCATCCGGCGTAGCTTGCCGCGCTGTGCAATTCTTCTTCGATACGCAGCAGGCGGTTGTATTTCGCCACGCGGTCTGTCCGTGTGGGCGCGCCCGTCTTGATCTGCCCCGCGCCTGTCGCCACAGCGATATCCGCGATGGTCGTATCCTCCGTTTCGCCCGAACGGTGCGAGATGATCGCCGAAAATCCTGCGCTGCGCGCCGTTTCGATGGCATCGAAGGTCTCTGTCAGCGTGCCGATCTGGTTCACCTTGATGAGGATGGAATTGCCCGCCTCCATGTCGATGCCCTTTTTCAGGCGCTGTGTGTTGGTCACGAACAGGTCGTCCCCCACAAGCTGTATCGGCAGCTTTTCGGTCAGCGTTTTCCAGCCGTCCCAGTCCTTCTCGCCGAGGCCGTCCTCGATGGAGATGATGGGATATGCCGCGAGGAGCTTCTCCCAATACGAAATGAGTTCGCCGCTCGTAAGCTGTGTATGCTTTTTTAAAAGCGTATACTGCCCGTCCGCATACCATTCGCTGCTCGCCGCGTCCAGCGCGATCTTCACGTCGCTTGTGCTGTATCCCGCGTCGCCGATGGAGCGCACGATCAGCTCGATGGCTTCTTCGTCGCTGGAAAGGTCTGGCGCAAACCCGCCTTCGTCTCCTACCGTTGTAGAGTGCCCCCGGCTGGTTAACCGCGCGCCAAGCGCATGGTAGATTTCCACGCCCCAGCGCAGCGCCTCGCGGAAGGTCGGCGCGCCCACCGGCACGATCATAAATTCCTGTATATCCACATTGTTTGACGCGTGCTTGCCGCCGTTTAAAATATTCATCATGGGCACGGGCAGCACATGCGCCATCGCCCCGCCGAGGTAATGGAACAGCGGCACATTAAGCGCGTGCGCCGCAGCCTTTGCCGCAGCCAGCGAGACCGCGAGGATCGCGTTTGCCCCCAGCGCCGTCTTATTAGGCGTGCCGTCAAGGTCGATCATCGTGTGGTCGAGCAAGATCTGTTTGGATGCGTCCATTCCCCGCAGCGCCGCCGCAATACGTGTATTGATGTTATCTACCGCGCGCGAAACGCCCTTGCCTCCGTACCTGCCCGGATCCCCGTCGCGCAGCTCGTGCGCCTCAAATTCGCCCGTCGACGCGCCGGACGGTACGCTCGCGCGCCCTTTTGCGCCGCTTTTTAAATATACCTCCGCCTCAACCGTCGGGTTGCCGCGCGAATCGATAACCTCGCGCCCCTTGATACCGGATATTTCATACAATGTGTTCATGCCCGTCGTCCCCTTTCCTTCGTCGTCCCCTTGCTCCACAAACCCATTTCATTGGGCTTTCGCGGAGAACCCCGATTTACTATTCCATTCATACCCAAAAACAGGCATAAAAAAACAGGCTGAAGAAATTTTTCCCAGCCTGCCTTTGGTTTGCGGGCATTTCATCGCTGTTTACTCCTGCCGCCCGAGCAGCGGCTCCAATATTTCGGGTGATACTCTTACAATGTTATAAGGATTCTTAATAAATCCTGCTCCATTATCTTCAACCGCATTTGAAAGTTCATATTCATTTGTGCTACAGTACCATACGGTAAATGTACAATCCAGCATCGGATACTCATCACTTAAAAATTGCAATATTCCCAAATATTCGCTGGGTCCCGCGCCTAATGGATCAACACCATCCCGCATTTTCATTTCATCAGTCAATTGCTTGATCTCTGCTTTGTCGCGCGTCGAATTCAGAAATTCCATTTCAGACTTTTCCTTATATCTATCATGATAATCCGCTTCGTCTTTATAAAATCTTATCTCATCCACCGTTTGCTCGTCTACCGGCGGCGGGTCGATCGAAGCGCGGCGGTAAAGCTCGCTGTATATCCCTGTCCCCCACTGCGTATCCAACTGCAAATAATCCCTGTTTGGGTCGTCCCTTAAGGAACGCAGCGTCGCGCCCCCCATATAGTTGCCATACCCGATCACTTCCCCTACCGCTTTTGCCCGCCACGGCGTTTGGTTCCGGTGCGTATACAGTTCCCCGTCGATCACGATGTCCGCCCATCTGCTGTCCTCCTCGGCGCCCAGCTCCCGGTAGACCGGCTTTCCCTTATAGGTATCAAAGATCAGGTTCGGACGCAAAAATTCGATCACGCCCATGCCGCTCAACACCACCAGCACAGCGATCGCCGCCGCGATCCCCCCTATGACCGATCCCGCTATGATAAGCCCCTTGCGCGTTTTCTCTTTCAT